ATCATAAACTTGTAATCCACCCGTTTGATAAAATATGGATTCATCTTCTACAAACATTACTTGAAATAAAGATCCAGTAGTAGGAAAATAAATTAGATCTCCTTCAGCTGGTGCGTCCGCCCTTCCTTCACCTTGAACATTCAACTCTGCCCATCTGCGTCTTGCAACAGTAAAGGTAATTTGATCTTTTATTTGTAGTCCAAATTTCGAAATAAAATCACCTTCTCCCTCAAATCCATCTACTGATTTAATATACATTTCAATTGTATGAGCACTATTATAAGATGAGGTATTATCATCACCCATCAATGTGTCTTCATCATTCAATGTTCTGGGACAATAATATACATCTGTTCCAAAAGTCTTTATTGCTTCAATATTTAAATTTTCTATTAATCTTTGTTCTGGTGTATTTGTCCCATGAAGATTAAAATACTGATTTGTTGCCATTTATTATCCTATTAAATGATCTACCGGTAATTCGTACCGTAGTGACATTTCTGTTTGAATGGTTTCTAACTCTGTAGTAGCATCATCATACAACTGTCTTCCATTCATCGTTACCCCACCGGGTAATTGCATACCCTCAAACTTGGTAAGATTTTGTCCCCATTGTTTTTTCATCAATGCAGTATTATATCTCTTAAGAAACATATCACTCCAAATATCGGCATACGTGGCCGGATCAATAATTTTGTCACACTCAACAACTATCCAATCATCTATACCAGCATCTGCTCCCCATGAAATGTCAAGAAATAATTTATCTTGATGGCGATTATATCTAAACATTGGAGTTCCTGTAAACATTTCATTAAGCATCATTAAACGTTCTTGTGCCATTTGATAATTTACAAGTTGTCCACCTAATTGATGCATCTCCTGCAGAGCAAATTGATACTTAGAGGAAAACATAGAGTTGGATCTAGAATTATCATAGAAAGGAATAATTCTTCGAACTCCAATAATTGCCTCGGCTATCGATATGTATTTATTGTCAAAATCCCCTATTGCTGTAGCGGTTGATGCGTGAGTTGTTGCGGTTGCTGAACTAGAATCGCCTGTAATGGTTTCGCCTGTTGAAAAGGTAGTGGTAGTATTTGCATAGTATGTATTACCATCTCCACCAGATTTAACTTCTGGATTTTTATATCTTAATGTAGTATTTGCACTATGATATTCATGAACTGTTGCTTGTACTTCACTCGTTCCACCAGTAATTTTTTCACCGGCCGTAAAAGTTCCGGTGGGGGCTCCAGCTAGTTTAAGTGTCGAACCTGATATTTGATGTTTTAGAAATGTGTTTTCGGTTGCATCAAAATGATATTCTTGAAAAAATTGAAGTGAATCATCAATACAGTCTTCTACTTGGTCATCATCAATATTCAATTCTACTACTGGCCATCCAAGTTTGCGTTTACAATAATCTTTAAAAGTTGATCTAGTAGTTGGTTGTGTCATTTCGTTGCCTCCGCAGATATCGTTATAATTCCTTCTGCCAATCGTTCTACTATTGTACCACCTGATTGTGTATATTCAACATCGTAAACATAATTTCCAGGGGAAAGGGCCGCCGTCTGTGTCGCAGTTAAAGAAATTGTACAATTTGATCCTGCAACGGCGGTAGTTATAGTAGTAATATTATTTGATGAATAGTAAGATTGACGCATCTTAGCGGCACAAGTACCTGTAGAAATAGTGACATTCTGGCTAACAGAATTTTGTGCGGTAATTACTTTTTCAAACGTGCAACCTTGATCTAATGCAATGTTTACAGTTTGTTTTTGGAGGGTCAATGCCACAATCTTTCTCCTTTTAGAATAGTATTTTTTATATAGTTGTTACTATACTATTTATATCATAGAGAAATCTGTGGCTCACTTTGTAATTATATAATTTCCCATAACTAATGTATCAATATTTGTGCCCATAAACGTTTTTAGTGCGTTTTCAGGAGATTCTATTATGGGCTCACCATCAACATTAAATGATGTATTTAATAATATGGGAACATTAGTTTTTGTATTCCATTCGGTCAATAACTGAAAAATCGGTTTATTTAACTCTTCAGTTACAGTTTGTATTCTAGCTGAACCGTCTACATGAATTACTGCTGGTACTCGACTTTCTTTCTCTGGCAAAATTTGAGCATTAAACAACATATATGGTGAAGAGTTTTTGGGAATATCAAACCAATCGTGTATATATTCTTCTAACATGATTGGTGCGTAAGGCCGCCAACCTTCCCTATGTTTTACTCTTTCATTAATATAGTCTTTATTATTTTTAATAATTGGATTTGCTAATATAGATCTATTTCCTAATGCTCTAGGACCAAATTCACTTTTACCTTGAAACCATCCGATTATTTTGTTTTCCAATAAATCTTCAACAATAAGTTGACACAATTTATTAAAATCTTCGTAACATGTGTAATTCATTATTAGTTCACTTGAGGTAATGTTTCTCCCATGACATTTCGTGGAGAAATGACGGGCCGATTGTCACGCATAGGTTGCATCTCTGCTGGGTGAAAATTCCAAAATATAACTTGAGAAAGTCTTTTTATATCTATTAATTCTTTAATATCAAACAAAGCTGAATGAAACATTCCGCCCATATAAGATACCATTTGATTATATTTACCAGTAGACTCCCACAACAATTCCCATTCAGCATTATTTGCTAATATACATTCATCATACTTTGGGCTCATGTCAGAATTTTTTAGTACTTCTTTTTTCATCTGCATTGTTGAATTATCAATGGGAGCTCCACCTTTTTTCTCACAATCAGTTATCCAATCCGACTGTAAATCATCTTGAGGATAACCGACTAAATCAGATTTTCTGTGTCTATATATGCCTGTACCATTAGTTTCTAATTCATCATCCTTATTTAAATAAATTATAGAAGTAATAAGAGAAGGATCTGAATGTGGAGTATAAGATTCTTTTCTTTGTTCCTTTGTCACGCCATATTCTTTATCATTGTGAATAACATTTACACAAAACTGATTATTATTAGTTGTTGTGTCGTATGATATCATATCCGTCATTTCTAATTTATGTAATAATAACATAGCTAATGTATTTAAAAAATTCTCGTTTCCTATAAAATTATCAATCGTTACTCTATTACCATAATATTTTTCATAATTACAATTTGCGAGTGGTATAGGTAATGTATTTACAAAATCGTATATTCTATCTGGGTTTTTATATACATTATCTATAATAACAACCGGATATTTCCCCTCTCGATAACCTCCACCATGAGGATCTTCCCCACCAATCATTTCAACGCGAACAGTCATTTCTGAACCTAATTCGAACATTGATTCATTATCATAAAATTCCATTTTATTCCTTATAATTTTCTAAACAAGTTTTTATATATTCATCACTATATGAACCACCTAAACATCCTTGATTCAAAGGCAATACTAAATCTTCTTCCATCTGTGAGGCGGCCCATGATGCTGCCCCAAAACTTAAGCCGTCATCATTAGGAGCAGTATTCACATGAACATCTTCATATATACCTTCAGAAATAATTTTAGAATTGGCTAATATATTTAACGCGCAACCTCCACCAAGACATAATTTTTCCTTTTTAAATTCTTTAGGTATATTTTTTAATAATAAAAGTAAATATTTTTCAAAATTGTATTGTAACCAATCCGCCAAATCTTCTGGTAAATAGTCTTTACTATTTTGTATTATGTGTATTTTAGTGTCCTTGATAACCTTAATAATAGGAAAATCATCCTCATCAAAAATCAACTCATAGATATCTGGAGCATCTATATTTTCATGATTGCCGTATGCCGACAATCCCATAATTTTACCTGGATAAGTTTCTCGCAATTTTGGATTGTCATATATATCATCTTCAATATTACTTTTATAATTAGTTATATCAACAAAATCAGAGAATGAATGTATATTCAATACCTTTTTCATAATTTGAGTATAATTTTCAGTAACTTGATCTACATCCTCTTCAGACGGAATCACCCCATTGACTTTCATCTCATATATCATTATAGAATATTCTGAATAGACTCCCCCAAATGAATTTGTTCCCGCTTCGTTTATATAAGTATTGTGAATATTAGTAAGTGTTTTATCTTTTATACGTGAAGCATTATAGAAAGAAGTATTATTTAACTTAGGAGCATCCCATTGTTGGTCTGGATGAAAATCACCGGCTCCATCAAATGTAAAAACATTGGCCTCTTCAAATTCTGATGTTAAGAAAGAGGCTGCTGCGTGAGCTACATGATGATCAACAGTTATTATACGTGCATTGGGAAATAATTGTTTTAATCTTGTTGTTAAATATCCACGTAATTTTAATGCATAACACAATAATACCGCTCCCGAAACGTATGCTACCACATCAACATCTTCATTTGTTAAATCATTATCTGTCAGAATTTTTTCTATTGCATTTTCAGGATAACGGCCATCATATTTAATTCTTGTCAGTCGTTCTTCAGATAATGCATTCTTTAATTCACCATCAATAAATAACGTAGCGCCTGATCCGTGAACCCAATAATCCACATCATTAATCATGCTCCAATTACCATCCCATCCAACAGCTCCCGCTATTCCTAATATATTCACAAATTATCTCCAAGAGGGGCCGTATGACCAGCCATTAACTGCATATCTAATTCCGCTTGTTACATCAAGTACACGGTGTTTTAAAAAAGACGGAAACATTATCATTGATCCTTGTTTACGGCCATCATACTCAAGTTCACCATGTAGAGGATCAAATTCTACCTTACCACCTTCAAAATCTTTATCTCCGTCACTAATTACAACAACTTGAGTAAGTTTTCTTATAAGATTTAGAGTTGGTTGTGTCCATACATCATCAGTATGCCAATCAAAATGTGGCAATGTACCAGCTGGTGCTTCAGATGGAGCGTATTTTATAACTTGTATATCAGCAAAATCGTCAGGAGTATCAACACCTTTATATATACTTCTATTAACCGATTTCAAATATGTGTTCATAATAACTCTTAGAGAATTTATCGATTGTATTTTGCACCCTGACTGCACTTGCATTGCTTCATCATTAATAAAACAATTTCTTTTTTCATGATATGTTTGATTATTCAGTAGAGCCGGCATCCATTCTAAAGTCTCAAAATCTTTTTTTAATTGTTCACACAAATCTATTGGTACAGCATTCAAATTTTCGTAAAAATATTGTTTCATTTTTTGCCTAAGTTACTCTGTTAAATCTTTCTTCTGCATCAATTTCATTTATTGAACTGTCATAATCTGGAACACCAAATGTTCTTTCACACTCATGACAATCATAACATTGTGACCTACAATTTAAAAGTATTCTATTCAATCTTTTACCCTTTTCAGATAACCAAATCTCATCCCGTAAATGCATATCATGATATTTTTGATATCTGTCAACTGTTAAGTTTGCTTCTTCTCTTGTTGGTACAAGTACTAACCATTGATCAAAAGGAATGGCATTTGTTTCATAAACACTACTAAAAGATGATGCAGTTAAAGGACCAAACTGTCTCATCAATTTTACATTCTGATTTTTAATGTCCTCCTCTGAATATGTATTGTATAACCGACCATCAAATCTACCAGAAGTTTTTAGTATGTCCACTCCTCCCATCTTCTTATCTAAATACTGATCCAACATTTCTTTATCAGTAGTAACCATGTCAATACCATTTCTTGGTAGCTTGTCCATTTCATCAGATTTCCAATTATTACATGAAAGAGATGAAAGGGCATTGTCACCACCCCAATAGTTTGCACCTATAACTGTTGATGCCATATCATGTTCTAATTTAAAAGGACATCTATATAAACATCCTTCTGATACAAGAAGAGAAGTTTTTATTGGTCTTGGTTGTCTTTGTACTAATTTATTTATGCGCCGTAACTCTTTGATGTTTCTATTTAATGAACGATCAAGAAGTATTGTGTTATATCCAATTCCTATTGTATCGGCTACTTGTTGTCCATCAGATATTATATGATTTACAGTATTCTTCCACTTCATCTTAGGACATCGATTTTGTAATTTCATTGTCCTCATCAAATGTTTGGAAGAGATAGTACAACTTCTTAATCCTTTATCATAATATCCCCCAACCCATTCTACAAACTCATCTTGTAATGCTTGGTCTAAAATTAATTCATCCGGCCAAACTGTTTGATTTATTGTAAGAGAAACTTCAACTCCAAATTCCTCTTGTATACGGAGAAGATTATCTATGTGTTCATCAGTTGCTTCCTGTCCCATAGCATTACCAAGAAACTTACGTTGTCTCCTATACGTATAATAAAAGTTTTTGCCAAAGTATATATCTTCTATTTCATCCAAAATAGATTTTGGAGTATTCTTAAAAATTAGATAATAATGATTTGGACAATTTTCCATATCTTTTTCAGGATGTGCAATCGAAAATCTTTTTGTAAAATCCATTATTCTCCTTGAATATACTTCATATATGTTTCAATAGGTAAAATAGTAGGGGCGCCTTTTAACCAATTATCTTTTTCTTGTTGTATTTTAGGATCATCTGTACGCCAAACGATATTGTTATTTAAAAATTCGTATAAGATTATATGATTCCATCTAAGATCGTTGTCATCGACCATGTGAATTAGTTCTTGAGTAAACTGTGTAGTTACATCAGCAAAATATATATTTTGAATAATACGATAATTTTCTCTTTCCTTTTGTCTCTTAAAATCTACTGCATGATGAAACTGTCCATTGAACATAATAAAAGTATTGGGCTCCCCATCTGTATGATATACTTCAGTATAATATTTATCTAAATAATTTTCATAATCTTGAGAGGTTTCAGGTTTTCCACTAGGAACACTAGTTAAGTTTGGTAACTCCTCTCCGTTATATTGATAAAATGATGTTCCACATCCGCCAGACAAATAAATTTGGCCGTTTACAAAATCGTCGCGATGTGGGGGAACACAATTATTAGTTTCTTGTTCAGCTTTTTCGAATATTTCAGGAGTTATTATAGTAAATATTCCTAAAGAATCTAAGTTATTAGTGGTAGGCGGAAAAGGCATTGCCGTTTCCCTTACAATCTTCCTACCTACTTGAGTAGAAATATACTCTAACATACAATCATCAATATTAGCAATAGGAGCAAACGCTCTTATTATATTTTGCATTTGAATTATACTTTTATGATCAGTATAATTACAAGATTCTACGTATGTAAGAACATCAACTATATTTTCATAATAATTTTCTACTTCAACAATCCAATTATCATTATCAAAATATTCAATATAAAGATCTTCTTCTGTATAAGAAGTTTTAAATATTTCAGAAAGATCATGTATTGTAATCATACGTTTTCCATTGTATCAAAAATTATATCAGGCGAAATATCATTACACATATCATTACTACATGATAAATTTATTTGAAAATCGTACCCTATCCTTTTGTGATTTTGTTGAGTTTCATTCCACAATACAATAACTTTGTTGTTGTTAGTAGTAGCCGCTAAATGCATCAATGCGGAATCTATACATACTATAAATTTGGCTCCATCTATCAAAGGTATTATGTCTAATACCCCCTCTTCATCTTTTGATGTATATGTTATTGCTGCAGAAGGTTTATATTGATCATCACGCCGTAAACATATAACATCTAATTTCAAATTATTTTTAATTTTATGAACTAATTTTTCCGCCAAATCTGGTCGATAATCTCGTTTACCTATATTGTTTTTGTTATCACCAAAATTTGCATCATAATAATTGGGTGCTCCTGAAAATTGTACAATACAATAATCATTTAATAACTCACTACTTAAATATTTATGCGCCTGGCCTATATCCAAATTATGATTCAAATAAGGTTTATTTATAACGTTTTTGATTCCATAAGCTTGAGCCCAACTTTCTAATACATGTTTATCTTTATATTTCAAGAAGTCAGAAAAATATGGTTCATGATAAATGATATCATCATATATTGTTAGTTGTTCATTAAATGGAAAATCTCTTAGGGGTTCTATGTGATCTATATTTTTATTATTATAAAACACAAAAGGCCACGGTGTCATCACAGAAATATTTTCCCCACATTTGACATTTAATTGTTCTATAAGTGATGTCCATATTATATTTTTTCCTAATCCACCAACGACAACAAATAAATTTTTCATTTCATAATTTCTAATATCTTATCAAACACTTCATTGGCCGGAGTATCAATACACAGCTCAGTATCACAAAGAATATTTTCTTGAAAATCATAACCAATTCTATTAGGTGTGGTTTGGTTTGTATTCCAAAGAACAACTGTGGGTTTATCTTTTACATAGGCGGCAAAGTGCATTAGAGCGGAATCTATACATATCACAAACTTTGCTTTTATTACTAAAGGTACGATTGCTAATACCCCCGATTCCATTTTAGATCTAAATGTTATAGTGCCTGATGGTCTAGGTTCATGTTCATATCTAAAACAAACACAATCTAAATTAAAATTGTTTTTTATTTTAGCATTTAATCTTTCTACTAAATCTGGCCTATAATCTCTTGGACAAAGCTGGTTTTCACCTTGTCTCCCCATTCCACCAGTAAATTGTATTATATAATAGGGGGTTTCTAATCGTTCACTTAATTCAAAACTCTCATTTCCTGTTATCTTCAATCCGGAATATACACCGACTGGTGGATTTAATATTGGTCTTGGTGGTACTCTTTCTATACCATAAGCATCTGCCCAATTATCAAGCATGTGCTGATCTTTTTCTTTTAAATAATCTGATAGATAGGGTTCATGATATATGATTTTATCATATATTTCTAATTGGGGGAAATATCTAAAATCATAAAGAGGTTCATGATTCTCTATTAAATTGTGTTTATTAAAAAGGAAAGGCCATGGCGACATTACTGAGATTTTGTCAACTCCATCTTTTTTACAAAGACTAGGAATTAAGGAAGTCCAAAGTACGGCCTTCCCCAATCCTCCCATTACGACATATAAGTTTTTCATAATATTGAATTTATTTCGTATACTACTTCATCTACAAGAGGCCAAACATCTTTTCTGGCATTTTCTGGCATGAGACAACATCTTTGATTTAGATCATCTGGAACATAGAAACTTCCTTTATCAATACAAGGCGGTTGACCACAATGCCGTATTGCTTCTAAATTTATATTGTGTTCATGTCCATGTGTTTTAGGATTAGAACTACCCCACAACACAATACCTTTTTTATTTGAATGTAATGATACGTGAGCAACAATTGAATCGATAGCAACAAATGTGTCTGTACATTCAAGCAAATATGCAACTTGTCTAATATTAATCATGTCTCTTAAGTCAAAACAATTTTCAGCCTGAACATGAAAATCTGGAACTATTCTTGAAGGTTTGTCTTGAGGTGGTTCTTCTTTTGTTCCGACCTGAATAAAATTAGCATTAGGTAATTTTGTTGTTAACTCATGCCACCATTCATAATTAGGAGTTTTCCCATAAGGAAACTTATAAGGATGTCCCGTATGTAAAACTATAGTCGGCCCTTTAGCTGGTTGGAAACTTCCAGAAGAAAAGTAGATATCATTATTTAAAAATTCATCTACTAGATGTTTTTCTTCATCAGTTATATTTAAACGGAAGATATCGGGAAATTTATCTCTATCTAATGTAATATCTAAATTATCAGAAATAATTTCCCAGAAATGTTTTTTTGGGGGATAGAATAAGGTGATGCCGTGTTTTTGAATATCCCAATTATAAACTCTATCAAAACGATTTATCGGATATTCAGTTTCAAAGGTGTTTATATAATTATCAAACCACTTTTTATTATATGCAATATTTTTTATTGAATTGGTAGATAATAAGGTAATATTATCATCTTTGTATTTACTTCTTAGTGCATCAAATAAAGGGAACAACAGATAAAAATCACCTATACCACAAGAATCGTGGTAATAATATAAAATATTTTTCATAAAATAATTTAATCGTCTTTAGATTCTCTCATGAATTGATTTCCTGTTTGCCAATTGCCATCCACATCAACAGAGTCTTTTTTTCTATATGCTGTTGGATCAGGAGGAAGTGTGGGATCATAAATATCAAAATCAGCAATACGACATGCTAAAGGAGGAATTTCACCTACTTGTTTCATTATTATAACCCATCCTTCGGGGTTATCAGGCCGATCAACTCCAACTATATCTTCACCCGTACCAGTAAAATTAATATTCTTTTTAGGACCGATAGCAATATCAACCCATGCTTTCCGATATGCTTTCCAATTCGCAATATCTGTTTCACTAAGCCCCCAGGGGTTATCATCAGCAATGAAAGACCTACTGATTTTCATTTCACATCTAGCTATATGCAATAAAAGATGTAAGGTATATCCTTTATCTATTTTCCATTCAACTGCTGCAGGTGTGGCCATTTTTTAATTCTCCTCTTATGTGTTAAGCTACGCCAGATTGATCTTGAGTTTGTGACTCTTGTATTTCCGAATCAGGATCATAGCCATCTATATTAGTCCTAGTTAATACGGGTGGTAAGTCATCCTCTGCTCGTACAATAAAATCCCATCCATCTGGAACCTCTGGTATGTCTATACCACCTAACATCATGTCATTTTGCATAACGATAGATACGCCAGATAAATCTGATCTTGCAAGGTCACACCATGCCTTTCGGTAAGCCTTCCAAGAAGTTAATTCTGCTGCGGTGCACCCCCAGGGATTGTCTCCATCCACAACGGATTGTGTCATTTCTAATTCCGCTTGGGCCCGAAGCATAAGTTTATATCTTATATCAGACATAAAATTTTTGACACCTTCGTTCTGTGTGTTCTCTGCCATGTTATATTCCCTTAATTTTTATTATTATTAATAGTTTGATTCTTCTTCATAGTATAACCATGAAGTAACTGTAAATCCCGTAGGCACTACTTGAGTCCAAGATGTAGAACCATGTACTCCTATAGCCGTGCATGTTGCTGAGTATCCCCTTGCTGTACCATATCCGTATCCATAACCGAAACCATATCCATAACCAAAACCGTATCCATATCCACCTAAACCACAATATCTTGCACAGTAATGAGCACAGTATCTAGCACAGTAATGGGCACAATATCTTGCACATATATGGGGAATCCACCCGCAATTCCAAAGGCTTCCTCCTGTAGTTCCACTATCTGCGGCTCCATCAGTACCACTATCTGCGTGTCCTTCTGTACCAAACATATTTGCTGTTGTTCCAGAACCGGTTGATGTTGCTTGTGTCGAACCAGTCGTTGCTGTTTCTCTAGCTTCTAATAATTTACAAACACCATGTGCCAACCAAGTTTTCCCTGCAGGAATCGTAGTACTAGCTGCAATCGTGGGTAAGGTTGCACTATTTATAGAGGCTTTGAATACTACACCTTCGCGGTGATCTACTGTTCCTGTCATTTTTTCCTCATCTTACTGTTAACATGTTTCTTCTTCATAGTACAACCATGAAACAACTGAAAATCCACTAGGTACTATCTGTGTCCAAGAACCGGAACCGTTTACTGCTATAGCTGTACAAGTGGCAGAAAATCCCCTTGCTGATCCATAACCGTATCCATAACCGAAACCATATCCATAACCAAAACCGTATCCGTAACCACCTAAACCACAGTATCTAGCACAATAGTGTGCACAATATCTTGCACAATAATGTGAACAATATCTCGCACATATATAAGGTATCCATCCACATTGCCAAAAACTTCCTCCAGTATTACCACTATCTGCGGCTCCATCAGTACCACCATCTGCATGACTTTCTGTACCAAACATATTTGTAGTAGAAGCGATTCCTGTAGCTGTTCCTGTTGTAGCAGCTGTTCCAGTAAACTCTTTAGCTTCTACTAATTTACATACCCCTTGTGCAATCCATGTTCTTCCAACGGGAACACTTGATGCACTTATACCTGGTAAAGATCCGCTGTTTATAGCAGCCTTAAATATTATCGCAGATGTGGAGGCATCGACTGCACCTGTGCCACCTTCTGTTCCTACTATACCGGTAGTTCTTCCCATTTATTAACTCCAGTCCTGATCAATATACGAGCAATAGATGTCTACATCACAAGTATCACCTACAGCAAGAGTTAATTCATCCACTCCTGAAAGTACGATCCTGTCATTCCAGATAAACGTTTTGTTTGCTCCTATTGCCTGGTCAGAAAGAAGTTCGTAGGCTGTCCCTGATCCATTGTCTACATACAAATTAAAAGTTTCAGATGCACCAGCAGTTTCACAAACTACGATACTTAAAACTGTGTATACATGGTCGGCGACTCCATCTATCAGCTTTTTCGCGCCGCTGTCTGTTGTTGTGGTTACACTTCTTTTCAGGACTTCTGTTCCTGAGCCACTTGGAATTGCCATTGTTATATCTCCTTACAATTTGTTTTTCAATACTATTTATAATGCGGCGAATCGTTAAAAGCCAAATACTAATGCAGCATGTGTAGGCTGGGCGATTGCCGCTCCTTTTTTGTTACTAAATTTTCCTGTTACTATTAATTCATCTGCTGATTGATCCCATAACATACTTTTTCCGGCTGTATCACCAAAAAGTTGAAGATCATATCCAGTACCATCTACACCAACAGTAATTATTCCAGTTTCATCAATTTTCATTCGTTGTGTACCGGCAGTATAGAAATCTAAATCATCATTATCTGCACCGGCTGAAGTTTCTGCTATAACATAAGTATCTTGGTCTACATCAATAAGTCCACCAAGACCGGCCCAGTTTGATCCACTATATCCTTCAAAAGAACTTGTTGTAGTATTATATCTTATACCACCTTGAATTGCATGTCCTCTATTAGAAGATGTTCCAACTGGAATAACTATTGTTGATGTTCCTGAAAACTTTGCTACTGCATTCGTAGAATCTTGTGTTACTACAAGTGGAACTGCGGCGACTGCCGAGGCGTGATCATTCTTAATACTTACTAAAGTTCTTGTTCCGGTGTCAGCTGAATCTGAAGTAAGAGCCATCATTGCACCAGTAGTTAATCCATCTGCTGATAGATTAATTGCTGTACCGGTAGTCGTTGGATCTACATTAATTTCAACTGTATTTGTTGTTGTCTGTTCTGAATCAATCTCAAGTGCTGGACCTCCTGCAGCGAGATTTGTGTCAATAAATAATCCTCTTCCTGCGTCTGCTACCAATGCCAAAGCTGTCGCACCTGTTGCTGATGCGTGATTCTGAGTTATGCTTGCAATGTTTCTTGTGCCAGTAGAAGATGAATCTGAATCAATTACCAAAGCTGAACCAGTAGTTAGTCCGTCCATTGACATATTAATACCAGTACCAGTAGTAGCGGCATCTGCTGTAATGTCAAAAACTTTTCCTGTCAATACACCTGCATGGGAAACTTCTACTGTTGTTCCACCTGTTCCAACTGATGCAATTTTTGCTACATTAGTTGTGGTTTGTTCTGAATCAATTTCAAGTGAGTATCCACCTGCCGCAAGATTTGTGTCAATAAATAAACCTCTACCGGCATCGGCTTGTACTGCAAGAGCAGTTGAGCCTGTTGCTGATGCGTGATTTTGAATTATACTTGCAATACTTCTTGTACCAGTATCAGAAGAATCAGAATCAACTTTAAAGGCTGTACCTGTAACCAGTCCATCTGCTGATATACTCATAGCTGTAGCAGATGTTGCGGCATCAAAATTAAAATCTACTGCGGTTGTAGTAGCTTGTTCTGCATCAATTTCAAGTGCTGGGCCGCCTGCTGCTAAATCAGTATTAATGAATATACCTTTACCAGCATCTGCTTGTACAGTAAGTGCTGTTGCTCCAGTAGCGGATGCGTGATTTTGAATAACTTCTACGATACTTCTTGTACTAGTATCGCCTGAGTTTGAATCAATATAAAGTGCTGACCCAGTAGTAAGTGCATCAGCTGAAATATCAATAACTTTAGCCGCGGCTACAGAGTCTGCTGCAATATCAAGAACATCTGCGGTAGTTTGACTAGCGGTAATACTTAATGCTATTTGATCTACATCTTCTGCGGTAATTGAAACGGCGGGTTTTCCTGCATCGGCTTTTTGTGTTACTCCTAAATGTCCTGTCCAAGTATTTGCCCATAACATTGTAGTGTTACCGACATTAAAGGTGACATTGGCATTTGGAATTAAACTGGAATTAATATCTGCAGTAAAAGTTACTTGGTCTGTAGTTGCATCACCAAAAATAAGATTACCACTTATTGTAGTATCTCCATCAGTTATAACATTTCCATGTACTCTTAAATTCTCTCCTATCACTGCTGATTTTAATACGCCGATACCTCCTGCGGTGATAATTGAGCCAGTAGTATTACTTGTTGAGTTTGTGGTATCCAAAATCTTCAGGAAATTACTCATTCCGTCAGCTTGGGTCATCACCACAACTTCATTTGTCTTGACTCTCCATTGGTCAAAGGTATCTGTTAAGGCGACATTAGCAGTCATGGTTCATAGCTCCTATTTGTTTAAAAATTCTGTAAGAAGAGTTTTAATCTCTAACATTTCTACTCTTATTGTTGTAAGTTCTTCGACTTGGCCTCTTAATATATTTATATCACTTTGTTGTTTCTGAAAATAACGTACTTCTCGTCTATGTTGTTGTAAAGCGTTGTAATCTGTATTCAATAATGCCTTAGAGTGAATATCTCTTATGAATCGTGGATCTTCTGTTTGTACACTTCCCATAATTAGTCTAACGCGATTGCTCGCATATCCTTTACTCTTGGCATATCGTAAGTAGTATCCGCAACCAATGCTATTTTAACTGCAAATATTTTAAAAGTTTCGTATCGTACACTATTCGATGTATATGCGGTAGTTTCGTTTGGAGTCTTAAAGATAAATTCTTGAATATCCTCTTTGCCTTTAGAAATTGTCCCAGTAGAAGTTTCTTGTGTCATCAATATATAGTTCTTCATATCAAAGTCATCTGGATCATCTCCGTTCTTAACCTTATAATATACATGAACATTTGTACCTAAAGGCTTATATGCATTTACAATAATTTTAATGTCTGATGCATCGAAACCATCTTTGAGAGTAACCCTCCGTGAAATATATTTTGCTGAAATTGGGCCACCACTATTTCTTTCTTCTCCTGTACATTGTACTGCTGAATTAATTGAACCTGCTCCACTAACTGTTGAAATAGCAACTGTTGGATTAGTTTTATAACCCGATCCAGTATCAACTACTACAACATTTGAAACATGACCATTAGCAACTAAGACTGTCATCTTAGTATTACTTCCAGCTTGTCCAGTTACTGCATTTGTTTGTGCGTTTGGATTTGCCCAAATTAAACAACCATTGACAAATCCTCCGGAACCAGAAGTAGGAATAGTTTTATTATTTGCATTTGTTTTAATAGTAACAGAAGAAACGTTCTTTGAAACATCACCATCCAAGTGAGTAACCGCTGAAACAATTCCATAGATACCACTATTATTCGCGTTTACATCAACTGATGCAACATTACACATTACAGCTTCACCGACAATAAACGCGGCGGGGTTACTGGCGTCAACCGTATATCCACCATTTCCACTTTGCAAAGTGGTAGAATTTGAATTAACGTTCATTGTCATTTCAACATGAACATTTGCTGTTGCGGCATTTGAACTTCCACCACTTGTTATAGTTGCGGTATATGCCGAAGACATAACATTAGAATAACCAGATCCTTTGGTTGTTATTGACATATCTGAATTTGAGAGTCCACCATTGTCAACAAAATTTTCGACAGAAACTAAATTCAAACGATCAATATCAATAACGGGTGATACATGAGAATTAGAAGATTTCATTTCTGCTCTAACTCTAAATGAACCATTAGTATATGCGACTACTCTTTTTCGGTCTGTTAAAACATAGTTCTGATCTGGACTAAATTTTACATAGGCTGCAGATCCTTCAGTACCATCAGCTAGTGTAAATGTTCCATTAGATGCTGCATATTTCCATTGAAGTTCTGTATCACTAAAATCTACAGTAGAAGTACCAATTTTAATTACATCTGCCATCACGTTTGCTGTATTACCTGTGGCAGAATTTGCAGCGGTAATAAATTTAGCAAAGTTTGTATCTCCACCTGTTCCTATATCGAAATCAGCTCTCTGCATATTAAACATTACATACTTATTTGGATCTGCTTCCCAAACTCCTGCGTTTTGTGGTTTGAAGAATGAACCAACAAAGGAAGGTTTAGATATTTTGGCAATAGACCCTGAAGATGTCTTTCCTTCTTCTGCTAAGTGTAAAACATAATCAGTACTATTTGATGTAAGTACTAATGCATATTCATCAGGTGTCAAGTAGACAGGAGACTCAAAAGTAAATGTTGTCCTTGTAGATGTATTCGCTATTGCTGCGTTTGCTGTAGTTGAAGCTTGTACTTTATCTGGATTCAATATAACTTCACTAAATGGAAGTACCTTAGAAGCACTGGGGAATCCATTAATAATAGGTCTAAGCTGTAACTTAATCGGAAGAACATTATCTTTTGAATAGAAATTTAAAGTAACATTTCTTAAGAACAATCCTTTTGGATAAGCATTTGGATCAATATGAAATGTTTGACATAATGGGTTAATCCAATTTGATTTTTCTGTTGAACGTGATGTAGTATCTCTAACAATTGCTGTATCATTAGGAAGTTCTCTTTGATTTATAGTTTCTCTTGTCGAAATTAATAACTGTTCACGGTTCTGTAGAATTCCCTTTGATACAAATGTCGATTCTGATGCGGTAATAGTAGAGGTAACATTATTAAGTGCACTATCTGTAACTCTAAGAAGTTTATTTCCTGATCTCCAAGTTGCATCTGGAATATGGAATTCTCCTGCAATTGCACCACATTCATCCGTTTTCATAATACCATTGGCTACACCAACTTCAAAATGTGTTCTCGTTGAAACGTTTGCTGTTGCTGTACTTGTTAATCCCTCTAAAGTATTTGCTACAGTAAACACATGAGTAGCATCACCAATAGTTGCTGTTCCAAACGATTCACGTTGACCCTCTGGAAGAGAATTGGCTGATCCATAAGGTGAACCATCTGTAGAAGAAGTATTTCCAGTTACGTTTGCAATAAAGACAGTAGCGGTATTGTTAGTAGTATTAGACGCCAACATAATTGTTCCATAGTTATTTGCGCCATCCTTAAGTGTTTCTCCAACTTGAAAAGTTCCATTAACAGTAATGAGAGACAATTTACTTGCCGGTCTTACGTATGAGGATACATTACTTTCACTAAAAAATACGTAGACATTACTAAATGGTTGTAATCCGGTTGCTGCAAATTGAACAGTTTGTCCTCTTACATACGGAACAACTGTTGTATCAACAACTTTATTACCTATTGTTTTAAGAACTGATTCTGGTGGAGTATTGGCACTAATTCCAATTCTTGATTTGGAATCTTGACTCTCTGCTGTACTTCTGTTTGCTTTTGCTGTCTTACCTACTTTGTCTACACCAGCTTGTGGTTGTTCTGTTACTTGTTTCCCTGTCCAGTTAGTACTCCAATCATCATACTGAGAACCAAATCCCATTCTACCAGTAGATGGACTTAATGCCCAATTATCATTCTGGCCTTCTAAGTTTGTTGTAACATCAGGTCTAGATCCTTGTGAAAACCATGTATCAGAAGAAGGAAATGTTTGTATCTTACCCATCCAATTTGTAATATTGAAAGGATTGAGAGCTTGGGTATCACTTGAAAGTGGTTGTATAATAAAATCTACATCTGAATATGGAAGAGTTATCAAGTCACCCGTCTTTGTTACGTTATTACTATATCCTAAACTATATGTAAATCTGTGATTATCATAGTAAAATCCTGGCCTCATTTCTTTGGTAGCATATTCAACTGAAACATTATAGTCATCATTCATTACATCACCTACTGAATGACCACTAAAGGAATCTACCAATATACCATTCTTAAATGCTGTCCCTGTTGGATTGAATAATGAATCTTTTGCATTACCAGTAGAAAAATCTCTTGAAGCAGTATCTTTTTCTAGTATAGTCAAGGCAGTATAATATTCAATTCTTTCAATTCTCTTTTCCAACTTACCAATATCTCTCATAGTAAATCGTTTGTTATCAATATACCTTGTGGTAATATCAGAGAGATTAAAAGTATATGCAGGAACATTCAATGTATATAATGTCATCGAATCTTCATCATCTGGAGGCGCAACAGGAACGAGTCCCGATTCTCCTCTGAGTACTTTGAATTTTCTATCTTTGGTAAGTGCTATTTTATCTACTCTTGACAAATAATAACTGAAAGATGAAGTAATTGTCCCATCTGGGTCAGGAGTTGGAATTCCTTCGATTGCCAATGTATCGTTCATATCATTTGTTGCGTTTTCCCTTCTTGGGCGCAAATCGACACAATCTCTCAGGGCAACTGAATCCCCTGTAGTTGGGCTAGTGAAATCTGGAATTGCACCATAATTAAACGTTAGAGTGCTTCCGGCGTCTACTTGATTATAAGCTCCAGATGTTGGATAAGAATCGACAGAGTGATAACCTTCTCCACCATCCCAATCAAAGTAATCAACGACAACCATAATTTTTCCGGCGGGGCCGGGCTGTCCGGCCTTTAATTTAATAGAGGCGTGATCATAAAAGTTATCTTTTTGTCCTGATTCAAATGTGTATCTATCAGTAATGTTATTAGCAGTTGCTGCCATCATTGCTGCAGTAACATGAATAAATGGTTGTCCTGAATCGACAACTTTTACCAAATTAAATGAATCCGAAACAGGAATAGAATCTGTCCCCGTAGCTTCTTGATTTGGTGTTTCAAAATAAAACTGGCCGCCCGCTACAGAAGTTATAGGTACTGCGGGAGATCCAGTAGTTGCAACAATAGCTGATCCATTTCCTGAAACCAATGTTTTCGTTCTTGGTCCGGGCTCTTTCTTTATAGAAGAACTTTCTACAGTATAAATAACATCTGCCACAAAAGTAGCATTTGTGTTACAATATATGTCTACTGTTTGTCTACTACCATTAACTTCAACTGGCCTAATCGTTGAGCCTACATCATTGACTGCTCCTAAGTCAAGATAATCTCCTATTGATACGGCTCTTGCCTCTGTATTTGCCGCGCTTGGAATTGTCGCGACAGAAGAAACAGCATTAACAAAAGTTTGAGCGGAGTTATCGGTCTTGACAATTACAATAAAATTTTCTCTTGCGTTTGTTGTAGATAAAGTTCCACCACTCGGCATAAACCGATAGTTAGGATTGGATAATGTAATAGTTAGTTTTCCTGTAGAAGTTGATGATAGTGCCTTCTCAACTTTCTTGAACATATAGCTAACTGTATTACCTCCTCCTGCGGTTTCTTTAATTGGACTTTGAGGTAACGGAAAGACAAGAGTATTCTTATCTGTATTAGATAAGATTGTATTACCTGAACTACTACTATTATATTTTCCAGTATCAGCAATATCGGCGTGTGTATTAATTGAAGGGGGATTACCTAATGTTGCAGTGGTTATAGTTTCTACATCTTTAATTTTGAAATCTATTTCGTAAGTAGTATTAGCTTGGGTTGCTTGAGACAATACAGAATTGGCCACGACAAAATTTCCTGAATCCATCAATAATACTTTTTCATCATCTTCCAAAAGAATTATATCACCACTACTATCTTCATTCAAAATAAAATTGACAACAGAATAATAATCATCTATAATTCTAACATCATTACTAACATCAATTCCACTTGTTGTATCAACTGTAATACTTGCACCAGTATATGCATCATTTACATAAGAAGTAGAATCAGCATCCAATTGAACTATTCTTGTATTCGCCAATTCTTGGCTACCAACGGTACCTGTAATATTGTTTGAAGTATTAACATCCCAAAGATATAGTCTGTAATTAGAATGGTTTGTGTCTGCGAATGCTATATTTCCAGAGGTTGCATCCCAATCCATACTGCGAACTCTTGCAGTTCCTACTTGTGTTGCTTGATACGTGGTATTATTAGTCAAGTTAATTGAAGCAAAAGGAACTGAGTGCATTTGACACACTTCAGATGCACCAATATCAAATAAACTACTAGTAGTATCAACTACAAGATAATTTCCTATCTCTGAAGTCATACTATAATCAGTAGTAGTTTCGGTGTCTCTACCTTTATCTACATCAATATACTGTGTATCAATACTCTCATATTCAAACCCCTTTACATAAGCTTTACCTGCGTCCATACCAGCAGAGATTTCAGACTCGTTGTAAATTATCGCATTGCCTAAATTCGTGGGAAGAGTTGTTTGTACTGTTAATCTTGTATTATTAGCAATTGCAGTAATAGTTGAGGTTGTGGTATTGGCTCCAAGATAAATTTTATCTCCAACATCTAGTTCAGTTAGGAAAAGAGTATTATTTCCGTGTACTGTAGTACCATTAATACCTGAAGATGCGGTTAGACCAGAAATTCCTCTATGAACTTTTAAGTCTAAATTAAATGGAGTGATTGTATAATCGCCGGATTCATCATGTGTTCTCCTTGCCAAAGTTTTTTCAAGTTCCCCATACATGGGATATTTAACTTCTTCATTCTTAACACCACTAATAACTTTTAACAGCTGAATAAAGTTTTCATCGGCAAGTTGTAAAACTGGATCTGTTGAGGTAAGTGCTTTACTCTTTAATGCTAATGCAATTTTATATCTTGCTGCACCAGGTGCGGCAAAGTTATAAGTCCCTGAAGCGGGATCAAGTAAAGTATTATCATCATCGCTTGTTTCTGTTGATTCTGTAATTTCTAGTCCGACACGTCCAGAAGGAGTTTCGGAATAGGCATCCATAACTATAGTATTTGCGGGAGTGAAGAGAAAGAATCCACCAACATAAAATACGCCTGTATCGACACTAACAACCGAACCATTACCAGTTGCACCCTCAATACCTGATGCTCCGGCCGCACTAACAACTGTTGCTTGTACTGTACCGGCTGCGACTGTTTCTCCATCATCGAAAGTATCACCTGACAAATAATGAAACATTAACGTAG